ACGCGCAGCCAGCGCGTCCCTTTGAATATTCCAGTCATTGTCGGTTTCGTGGCTCCAACCCTCGTGACGACGTACTTACTACCCTTAATCAACTGACCAATCGGAATTGGCATTTATCTAAACACTGCGAATGAATTCCCAGTGCAGGTAGTCGCATATCTTCTGCCAGATGTGGTCGTGTGCAATCAGGCGGTCCCGCGACTTCAACAACGGAAAGTAAACCTTGTACTCGTCCAGGTCTAGCAGCTCGAAGAACTTGTAGAGGATGTACGAGTACGACAAAAAGTTCGTCCGGTCATTGGGGCAGTAGAGCAGGAACGGCGCCTGAATCTCTTGGAACATGGCGCGTATCTTCTCCTCAATCTCGGGCGTGATGGTGGGCGGTGGATTGCCGTTCAAGCGCGACAGAATGTGGGCCGCGTGCTCGTAGTACTTTGACCGCCCCAGCTTCTTCAGAATCTCGCGAATCTCCTTCTCCGTCAGGTCGGCAATATTGTCGATGCGACGCTTACGGATTTCCAACACCACCTCGTTCATCACCTCCTCAGGAATCATGGTGGACTCCTTGGCTTGAAACTGGTTGAGGATTTCGTTCAGGTGGTTAATCTTCTTGTACGCGTAATTGTTCCGCTCCTTGGGCGGGTCGCGGAACGACTGGAAATCCGACACTACCAAGGAGTACTCCTCAGACCCGCACTTCGGGCACACCAGAATTCCCTCAGAACTGATTTCCTCACGAGCCACATTGCACTGGGCACAATGTTCTGTCTGCAACTGCGTCATTTCGGGGACAGCGCCCAACTTCATGCGGGCTGCATATTCGTCAAACATCTGCTTCCGCGTGGACCCCGTATCCGTGGATGCTGCCGTCGCAAAGTACTTGAGGAACGTATGGGCATCCTTGGGCGCAACGGTTGTCGCTGACGTGCCCCCGGACTCACGATTGTAATAGCCCATCAGAATGTCCATGTTCTTCAGATAGTACTCTTGGACGGGGTCAGCTTGCACAGCCTCCGCGTCCAACTCCTTGACGCGGGCTTCCCACTGCGAACACTGGATGACATCTCCAATCTCGTTGGACCCGTGGACAGCCGCAATTTTCTCCCGTAACCCAGCCAACTCCGCATCCGCATCTGCCTTGGACTGGGTTTCCCGCAGTCCTTGCACAATATCTTGGTGAACCGAATCGAGCGTCCCGATGGACGCCGATCCCGTTTCCCGTGTCCGTCTCACCTTGAATACATCCATGGTGTCTATTGTGGCTGTTTATGTAGATGCCTTCGGGGCCTTCGGGGCCTTCAGCGCCTCCGTCACTTCCTGCATGAAGGCAAGGTTCTGGCAAATCTGAGGCCTCTGCTTGCGAACCGCGGCTAGCAAGGTCGGGAAGTCCAACCCGAAGTTTTTGCACATGAAGTACAGCAACAAGAAGGCCGACCGGTTGATACCTGCTTGGCAGTGGACAAAGACGACGGCATTTGGGGCTCGCAGGAAAGTGCGCATTGCAGTTTCAAATGCAGGATACCAGTCCAGAATCTTGACACGCACGTCGTCGTGAGCATCCAGCTGGGCGTAGCGACTTGGGTGTGTCTGCTGAAACCACGCAGGTGAATTCTCTCTGTATGCGCAGTTGATGACGTGGGTCACGCGGTTGGTGGCAACAAAGAACGGAGTTAAGGATGCGCCCGCTCCCAAGCAGATGTTGGGATAGACCCATGCAGGAGTGCTCATTGCTTATTCACCCCCAAGCCTCTTAAATCCCCACGCTACCGAGGAACACGGACAACAGATGGGCAATCACCACCGCGGCGGCGCCCAGAACGCCCGCTCCCTGCCACGAGACCACGCCGCCACTGGTGTACATGGACGGCAGGTACTGAAGGAGCATGTTGCGGGGCGTGGAGAGGGAAATGATAGCCGCAGCCACAAAGAAGCAGAAATACAACTTCAGGTTGCGAAACATGAATCCCATCTGGGGCAAGGTCGGCTTGAAGGACGGAATCATTGAGCCCTGTGTCGTCTGCTCAGTTGACGGCATGGGAATCAGTGGCGGTGCAGACTGATTGCCTTGCGGCGAGGGAAGCAAAGCATCCAAAGAGGTTGAGTCACTGTCCATTGTTTATACTGAAGGCATCTTTTCACAGACCGCATCTTCCACGCGATAGCGATAGCACTTGCCGTCCACCCGATTCGTCTTGGTGCGCACGTCGTCCAGGGGCAGCGCCAGAGTGTAGTGGGTCACAAAGTCCCGATGGAACAGCAGTGCCGCCAAACCCAGGCCGACAATAAAGGAAAAGAACGGCCTGGCCCGTTCAATTGCATGGGTGATGTTCAGCATTCCCTTACTTCTTAAGCGAGGCAAGTAAGTTGAAGGAGTCCGTCTCGGACGTGCAAGGAACCTCCATGGCTTCCACGTGGACGCATCCCGTGTCCGTGTGGTACACAATCTTCCCATCTGACGGGTCGGGGACCTTGGAGACCGTACGACGAGGGGGGATAACGACAGACGACAGCAGCAATCCAAATGTAACGCCCGCCGCGAACCAGATACCGTCAATTGGGAGTGCCATTATCTACTGCAGCGGTTTGTAAATCTGGCTGTCCACAAAGAACCACAGCGCGAACTGGATACAGAAGGACCACACGGGGGCTAGGGCGGCAATGAAGGCCATTACGTACTTTGTAAGCCCAATTTGAGCAAATATGGCTGCGAACAATGCAAACCACTGTCCGTACTCTCCAAAGTTCGCCTTGGTCGCGGTACTCCACCTGAGGTTGTTCGTACCCATATGGTCCCACAGCTTGTACGCCCACACAATCATCAGCACCCAAAACACCGCCACCGCAAACCAGAACTGAATCTTCCCAGCCGCCAATCCGGCCTTCATGCTCAACTCACCTGGCTTCTTGAGAAACAGACCCCACGCAGTCAGTTTCCCCATGATGATAATGTCTTCCATTGCGAACTCCTTGGAGTGATACCCTTCGGGGTCAATGTACTTGATGAAGAGTTTAGGTGGGTGGAGGTTGAGTGCATCTGCATTGTCAACGTCTGTAATCGCGTTTGCATCCTTCAGGTCGGCGAGCAGGGATTTCATAGGATACTCAACATACCCGTAGGAAATGTGGGGTTTAATGTACTTGATACAGTCCACGCTCTGTTCTCCATAGACGAAGTTTGCAGCTACGATTCGCAGGTCTCGAGTCTCCGGGCTAGGAAATGAGTACGAGGGTGGCTGCGGGATTGTCGACAGTGGCACGCTGACTATCCCAGTGTTGGCGATGTTCTCGTCCACGTCTCGCCTTGTTGGCCTAGGGCTTACCTTCACGGGAGGAGGGTTGCTCATATTGTTAAGAAGCAAACACAAGATTAGCCAACCCGCTCACGACACGCAGGTAGTTGTACGACTCTACATATGCGTTCACGGTGTACGTGTACGCAAACACCACTGTCGCATTGTTCGAGTTTTGAACGATGGTCAAGACCTGGTCAGGCGTGTACAGCGAAATCTGTCCCGGTGGAATGATGACTGGATTCGTGTTCAGTGCCGTTGACTTCAGTACGCACACGGTTGTGGTGGTGGCTGCAGGAAGTGTCGCAATAATCACAGTTCCCGGAGGCACAGTCTGCGAGGGCGTAACCGTGTAGGTGGACCCGTTGACCGCGGTGATGGTGGTTCCTGGAGTCACGCCTGTTCCAGATAGAATAGCGCCAACCACGAACGGACCCCCCGACGTCAGCGTGAGCGTAGTTCCCGAGATACCGCCCACACCTGCGAATTGGAAAATCTGGTTCGTAGCGGGCAGGGGCTGCTGCAGAGTTAACCGCAGTACGGGCTTGTTGATTTTGCTTCCGTTTGCGGCTCCCGACGGTTGGTACTGGTCGTTGTTCAGTGCAAAGGAGTACATGTAGACACCCGGCAGCTGAGTGGGTGTTGTGCCACTCGCAAAGCGGTAGGTCTCCAGTAGCGAGTAGTACTCTGACGGCTTGACCTGAAGGCGCTCGTTGCCGTCGAACAGTATAGTACCGTCAATCACAATGTCCCTGGGAAACACGGATGTCACCTGCTGCTGTCCCGATGCATACAGGCTGGTCGCCACATCGGACGTATTCGCACTCCATGGCGCTCGCTTGGGGTCTGGCCAATTCGTGTAGTTGTCCCACGCATTGGTCGCAGTGCTATCGGACCGCCGAGCGACCCATGTAACGCGCGTCGCCAAGTTCCGCATGGGAAGAAGCAGGTCTGTGTTTGGACCGTATTGTCCCTCCGACCCCACGAAACTGATTTCCTTCATCAAGTAGCTCTGGTCAGCCACGGCCAGCTGTTCCATTTCCTGTTCGGTCAGGTAGAAGAAGTTGCATTCCAGATATGGGTCGGGGTTGAAGTTCGCAACGCCTGCATTCGTAGGGGACCCGTTCGGCAGGGTCGGCGTCAGGAACAGGTTCAATGGATACGACCCCGTTGGACGAATGCGCTGTCCGTAGGTCGGGGATGTGGGGACAACATCAACCACCGTGTACAGATAATTCAGGGGGCGGAGCACGACATTGATGTAGACCTCCGTGTTCTGAAGCGACACCAGCGGCAGTGCAGAGCCCACAGATTCGCAGAACCAGAAATGCAGCGGCACCACCAGCTGACGAGAGCGAATGGACGGCTCGGGAATGGTCGCGCCTGGGAAAACTAAGACTCCATTTGCGTCGCGCGCGGGGGTGGCGTACGAGACTGCGTGGGGATACTGTCCCTGTCGGTCAAATGCGTTGGCAGGGTCGTAGAGCTCAGGCACGTTGCCCACCATCTGATTGACGGTTGACAGCTTAGTCCCATTGAACGTCAGGTGGGAGTACAGCTTCAGCCACTCACCGGGAATTGTCTGAATAACCTGCCCATTCATCGTCAGCTCAATGTGGTCAATCAGGTTGTAGCCAATGTTTGAAATCCACTGGAACTCGTAGCCAACGGCTGTGCACCGAGCATCGTAGCCCACAGGAGGTGCCACCGTCAGCGGAACCAGAGGAGACCAGATGTCGGGCAGCGTCAAGACTACGTAGCAATCGTTCAGCAACTGAGCGTAACGGTCAATGCGCGCAGACAGCTTGCGTGTCTGGGCCACGTCAAAGTTGAGGTTGGAACTTGAAAAGTCCACACGAATATGCTCCATGGCAAAGTTCGTGTGGCGCTTGTAGGTGCTGCGAAAGTGGGTCATGGACGGGTTGCCGTTAATCAACTCGTTCTGAGCCCCCACGCCCACCAACTGGAGAAGCGCACCAGGCATTTGTAGTTAAGGAACATCATTGTTTAATAGAGAACCGCGCCACTCGACACACAGCACAACGAAGTAAAGGTCCTGCCCATGGAAGCCGTGTTACATGTCTGATTTCCACGACACGCACCTCCGACGAACTTATTGTACTGGGTTGCGCGGTTGGCTACGAAGATTGTGTAATTGTAGCTAGACTTGTTCTTGGCTTTTGCGGGCGGGTCAGCGATGTAGCTATTGCCAATCACCTGGCGCTTGTACTGGGTGAGGTAATCTTGGGCAGAGTTGACCTGCATTCTATTTATACAGAGCGGAGAGAATTGATACAATGCGATTTGTATTGGTTAGCACACACGTAGACCAGACCACTGGGTACGCCAAGGTAGCCTACAACCTCCTCCGTCAGGTGTCGTCGGTGTCTCCGAAAGTCAAGACGTTTCACTTTGGATTTCAGCGCCACCCCGACCGCAAGAATGTTCGCAAGCTCCCCGATGGAATCGTGGGGTATGACGCCGCGTCCAATGAGGACCCAAAGGAGGAGGGCTTCGGGTTCAACAAGATTGCCGAGTATGTGGAGATGGTGCGCCCCGACGTGGTGATGATTTACAATGACCCGCTCATCATCTGCAAGTTTATCGAGGCAATGAAGTACGACAAGACCACCTCGTCCTTCAAGCTGTGGCTCTATGTGGACCAGGTGTACCAAGGCATTGCCCAGCCGCTAGTGGACACCATGAACAAGCAGGCGGACCGTATCTATTGTTTCACACAGTCGTGGGCGGACACGTATGCTGCATATTCCCCTGACTCCAAGATGCCGAGTGTCATTGAGCACGGGATTGACGCTGCCGAGTTTACGTGCATGTCGCGCGACCAGCGCCTGGCTCTTCGTCGCAACCTGAAGATTCCTGCCGATGCAGTCGTGTTTCTCAATGCAAATCGCAACAGCCAGCGCAAGCGCCTGGACACGATGATTATGGGGTTCGTGAAGCTGCTGTCCACGACAAAGAAGCCCGTATACCTGATGGTTGCCACGGCTATGAATCCCCAGCACGGTGCGTTTTACGATATCCAGCGCATCTACGTGACCGAGCTGAAGCGGGCAGGTCTCTCTCCCGAGGCCTTCGCCAGCCGACTCATGATTGTGGATACGGCGCCTCCGAACACCCTGTTGGACACACAGATGAACGAAATCTACAATCTGACGGACATTGGTGTGAATACGTCAGATGGCGAGGGATTCGGTCTCTGTCAGCTGGAGCATCTGTACACGGGCGCACCACAGCTGGTGACGGACGTGGGCAGCTACCGGTCGTTTCTGAACGATGATGTGGCCGTGTTTGTTCCGCCGTCTGGCCTGCAGTACTTTGCCGGCTCTATGCCCCTCGGGTTCTCGGCGCCTGTCTTTGACCCCGACGTCATTGCCGCCAAGATGGACGAGATGGTTGAGACACTGGATGCCCGGAAGGTGGCTATTCGGTCCTTTCCCTTCAAGAGCTGGACGAAGATTTGCGACGGGTGGCTGGAGGACCTTCACACGGCGGTGCCTTCAGCGTAAGTCGGCCTGCCCTCCAGAACCCAACGAATCTGTGTATCTGATATCTTGCGCCCCACGGGAATGAGACGGTGATTGTCGTCAAACGCAATCCCGTCAAACACGTCTGCGGTCAGTGGGTCAATCAGAAACAGAATGCCCTTGATGACAACGCGCTGTAACCTCCGCGACTTGCGCTCCATGTTTCGCAAGTACGTGGCGTCAAGGTCTTCGGACTTCACCGACGGCTTGAAGGCCAAATCTTCACCCGTGATGGTGCTATCAAAGCGCATGCACGAAATCACTGGCTTCTCCTTGGCGTGGAGCTTGCGGTGAATCTCGCAGTCCACCGCAGCTTGCTTCAGCAGGGTTCCAATCTTCTGGTTCACCTGGTTCTTCTCAAACGAAATCTCGTAGAGATACTCGTCAGCCGACATGAAGGTCTCCACAGGTCCACCACCCTCGTAGCGCTTCATGGCTGTGTCGGCACGACGAATCGGCGTGATGTTCGGAAACTCGTTAGACTTGGCCTGCTTGTCCGTAAAGACCGCCACGTAAAAGCTAATACGCACTGTCCTCTCCTCTACAGGGAGCGTTGCGTGCGAGCAGATGCGAATAGCACGACCAATGACCTGGTCGTGGCGCGCAGGAGTCCAATGCGGCTCCAGAATGTGGACGTGGCGCACATTGGCAAGTGTGATACCCTCTGCACCCGAGGACGACGCCATCAGTAGACACAAGAGCTTCTTCTCTCGGGCTTGCACACTCGTCTTCAGGGACGCAGGAAAAGACGATTCGTACTTGCCGTTGAATATCTGGCGCGTCAGCTCGCGTTCCTCCGCTGACTCTTGCCCCGTGTAGAAGGTGTACGCAGGCTTGGCGGGGTCCATCTCACCCTCCACCCACTGACCGTTCGTCTTGACTATCTTGTACACTTGCCATCCATTTGCTTCCAGAACAGCCGAGAAGACGCCCAATCCCTCCAGTTCGCGGTACTGGGAGTAGACGAACTGATTGCGATTGTCGGCCCCGATGGATTCTTGGATGTTCTTCAAGACCTTCAAGAACTTCGGGCTCAGGGTCGCCAGCGCCTTTTCCGACAAGTACTTCTCTGGGTTCTCCTTCAGCTTGGCCAAGATTTCAGGCTTGTCGGCCACCTTGTCTTCCGACAGCTCTTCTCCAGTCGTCACACGCAAGTCCCCCGGGACAGCATAGTTACAGGCCAATCGCGAGAGCACACGGTAACTGCCGAGGTTCTCGTCCATGGATTTCTTGCCTTTTTGCGAATCCATCTTCAGCTCCACCCAGCGCTGCTGCAGGTAATGCGTGAACTGCTCCTCTGACATTGGGACCTTCTCCAGCATCTTCTCATCGTCAATGCGTCGGGGCAGCATGCGCTCGTCTGCGCCCTTGAAGTACGACACCAACCCTTGAATGCGCCGCTGAAACAGCAGGGGATTCTTGATGGACAGCCCGTCCAGAAACATGGAGGCGAATTCGCCGTACGGAGACGGCAGGCACTCAAACTCCTCCGTCGTTACGCGCTCCACGGCAATCTCGGCACCGCCCAGCTCTGTTTCCACCTTGACCTTCCAGCCGTTAATCCAGTCCGCGGGGACGGCAACCCACTTCATATCCGCCTTGTACTGCACTGCAATGCGGTCGCCCTTTTCATTGTACACGGAGCGGAACTGCGGGGGATTGCGAGTAATCATCACCACTTTCTTGGCGGCATTGAACTCCACCACGTCCACTTCGGGCTGCTGACGGAACGTAGCGGCTAGTTTCTCTTCGTCCCAGCCCTCAATGCGCTTGAACGGAATCGTGATGCGCTCAATGGGTCCACGCAACAGATTCATTAAGTACGCAATCTCGTTGGGGCGGTTGATGACGGGCGTGCCCGACAGCGCCACAATCTTGCATCGCTTGGCGTGGTACAGCGCCTGGTACACGGGTCCAACCACACCCTCCTTGTCGGCGATACGGGAGATGAAGTTATGGACCTCGTCCACAATCACCACCCTGTCCTCAAACGGATTCGGACCGTCGTCGGGCACGAGCTCCTTCACCGCCGAGCGCGTGAGTCCGTTGTAGTTGATGAACGTGTACCGCTGCGTCAAGATATCCTCAATCTGTGCGCGGATAACATCCTGCTCTGTCTTGGGCAGGTCGGCAAAGTTCGGGTTCTCATTGGGCACCGTGGAGAAGAAGCGGTTGGTGCGGTCCAAGAATCCATCGGAAATCCCCATGGTCTTGGCTGTCTTGCGTGTCTCTTCACTCAGCTGCTGCTGGCGCCAGTGGTTCTCGTAGGCATACACGGGGTCGCCGCACTTCCGCAACTCGCCGATATAGTTGGCACGCAGAGACGCGGGCGTCATCACAATGACCTTCATGGTCGTCAACAACGACTCGGCCACGGCAATGGACGAACACGTCTTGCCTGAACCGAGTCCGTGATACAACAGAACGCCGCGGTACGGTGTCTCAATGAGCAGGTAATCCCGAATGAGCTTCTGGTAGTGGAGCAGTTCCCGAGCATTGGACTGGCTCTTGCACAAATCCTCCTCCTTGTCGTCCGCATCCTGCGGCTCACGGGGTGACTTGCGGTATTTCAGGAAGGTGCGGGTAATAAAGTCCGCAAACGCCTTTCGGTTGGGGAGGACGTAGCTCGCCGACGCCATTGTTCTATGGTAGCGCGGAAAGTTTCGTAGGTAGTTAACAAGATGTCGGCATACCCTATTGGTGTTGAGGAGTTTTCCGGGGAATACAAACACTCGCCTGGAACGACGAAGGCGGCGACGGCTTCGGCAAATGCGGCCAGAAAAGCCGCCGCCGCTGCCGCAGCCGCTGCCGCCGCCGCGCCCAATGATAAAGACGCCCAAGCCAAACTTGCCGCTGCCAATGCCAAACTTGCCGCTGCCAATGCCAACCTTGAGGCTGCTGCAGCTGCAGATGAAGCCGCTGCCAATGCCGCCAAGCCAAACAGCGGTGGTCGTGGTCGCACCCGTCGCACCCGTCGCACGCGTCGCAAGTCACGTGCTCGCAAATCTCGTCGTTCCCGTAAGTAATGGAGGGTATCACACGGAAAAACCATCGCATCTGGATGGTGTCCATCTTCCTCTTCCTCATGGCGGGGTTCCTGTACCTCAAGCCCCAGGTTGCCTTTGGGCGTGAAGGACGGATTCGGCCGTTCGGGACGGGTGACCGTGAGTCCACCGTCTTTCCTGTATGGTGGTGGGTCTTTGTGATGAGCGTGGTTGCGTATTGCTTGACTGTGTACCTCGCAAAGTTTCGCGTGTGAGCACAATGGGTACGTGTCCATATGCAAACATCTTTGGCGCACCAGGTACAGGTCCACATGCCTACCGCTTCATGGGCTTTGCTGTCGTAGACACTGCGTTGACCGTGCTCGCAGCATGGTTGGCGTACAAATGGGTCGGCGTCCTCTCCTTTGTCGCGTGGTTATTTGCGTTCCTCTTGCTGGCTGAAGTGAGCCACTATGCATTCGGAACACAGACCGCGGGGTTGACGGCTCTGGGTATTGACGTTCAGTGCGATTCGTAGGTCCGCACAATCTCCGTCAGCTGGTCCAGCATCTTGGCTCGCTCCACGTGGTGGGGACGCACGTATCCGTGGCACTCAGCCATTGTCTTCCAGCCAATCCCCGAAATCTCCCGCTTCTGCATGTAGGTCATCTTCTGTCCTAGATTCACGAGCTCGGGTTTGGACAACAGCGCCACAAAGTACACATGGCGATATTGCACGCCGTTCAGGCCTGTGAAGGTCTCCTCCAGCAGGATATTGTTCAGGACCACATACGCCTCGCGGGGCACATTCGTCTCCTCTCCAAATTCGCGAACGGCACATTCCAAGTCCGTCTCTGTGCGCACACGACGTCCCTTTGGGAACCCCCACTCGGGCTCGGAATAGACGGAGGCAAAGTCCGACACCAGCTTGGCCGTGTCCAGCGCAGTGAACTTCTCCTTGGATACCAAGTACTCGTTGGACGAGTGGTCATCGCCCCACAGCTGCCGCCACAGCTCGTCAAAGGGCTTGTGGGCAATGTCATACTGTTCAATCGTCGTCATGTTTGCCAACAGACGTCCCACATACTCGCTGTTTGCGGGGTCGTATTTCCCCCGCATGAACTCCGCGAAACTCATGCTGTCCTTCCGCCGAATCATCAAGACTCGCACGGTCCCAACAGGCGCGGGAATTGTGGGCGTCTCGAGCACCACCAAGCCACACGACAAGACCGGGTCCTTGCACCCTCTGAACACGTGTCCTTTCTCTCCGCAGTTATTGCAGTACATTACAACTGTGTTTCGTTGTGGAGGTAGACTCCGTTTTTCCATTAATCAAATAAAGAAGTTCCCTTGTAAAGCACAAATGGGTGCGACTGCAAGTGTACCCCAGATTCCAGCGGGGTACTTTCCCCAAGGACCCGCCGCATATGTTCCCGCAGTGCCCGTCGCAGTCTCCACCATGTCCACGACGTCCTCTATCATACTTGGTATCTTCGTTGGGCTCCTTGTCATTGTTGTGGTTGTGGCTGCCATGCGCGCAACGACCGCGACAACAACTGTAGACCAGGCACCTGTCCCGATTTCAGGCAAGACGGGTGGCACCATTCCCGCTACAGGCATTCCATTGAATCCGGGGTCCGATTACGCTCTACAATTCTGGATGTTTGTGCAGGACTGGGACTACAAGTTCGGTACAGAAAAGGAGGTTCTGATGCGAACAGCAACAGCCGACCCGACCATCGTGAGTCCCCGTATCACTCTACATCCAACAGACAATACGCTTAACGTCTACCTGACGACGTACGCATCAAATTCAGGCGGCGCGGCTCAAGCGGGTGCGGCCAATGGGTCTTCTTCCAACGGAACCATATTCGTGACTGCGGTTGAGAACATTCCCTTGCAAACGTGGTTCTCGGTATCCGTTACAGTGTTTCAGCGGAACATGGATGTGTTCATCAATGGCAACCTAGTCAAGTCCGCGGTCATTCCCGCCGTGCCGCGGTCGGCGACGGGTAACTTGTTGGTGGGTGCCAATGGCGGCTTCTCTGGCTACGTGTGCAACGTCCATGGTCAGGGCAGCCAACTCGTGCCTGCCGATGCCCGGTCCTTCTACGCTGCGGGCACGAGCTGCTCAACTCTCGTCAATTCGGGAGGCGCGGCAGGTCCCACAGGCACCGCATACAATCTTTTCGGGTACACGATTATCATTGAGGACTCAAGTGGTAAGCAGGTCAGCGCGTCCTCTATTCTCAGTCCTGGGTCCAACGGTCTCACATGGAATCCCCTTGCACACGAGATATCCAACGCTCCGATTATTGCCCAATGTCCATCCAACAAATGGAGCACAACGGGTAGTGATACCGATGGACAGGGTGCGGGATGCACCACATGTCCTGCGGGCTCAACCGCTCCGCTGGGCTCAACATACTGCAGGTGCCCGACAGGTACGAACTTTTTGCGAGAAAAGAATCAGTGCGTCACGTAAGCCAATTACAAACAAACCATCAACTAAAGGAATGCGTATCCTCCTGAAGTTTCCGACGCGGTCAAGGCCTCAGCAGGCAATGCGGGTTCTTCAGCACTACTCCAACATGGCAACGAACCCGAAGTTCATCGGGGTCGCCATGTCGTGTGATTCCGACGATGACAGCATGACGCGCACGCTCGTCAAGGATGAGTTTGACCGCATTCTCGGGGAGTTTGAGTGGCATCAGATTTATTACGGGGACAGCAAGACCAAGATTGAAGCGTGCAATGCCGATATGGAGAAAATTGAGTACCTTTGGGACATTGTCGTGTTGGTGTCGGACGACATGGTTCCTCTACTCAAGGGATACGACGACGTGATTCGCTCGTACATGATGGCGTCGTTCCCCGACACGGATGGAATTCTGTGGTTCAACGACGGGCATCAAGAGGACAAGTTGAACACATTGTCTGTGATGGGACGAGCCATGTACCAGTCGTTCGGATACATCTACCATCCATCGTACAAGAGCTTCTACTGCGACACGGAGTTCACGGACCTGTGTCGTGGACGCCTGAAGAGCAAGTGCGTCTACGTTCCCACCTGTATTGTTCGCCACGAGCACCCAGGTCACGGCTACGGAGGGTTTGACTCGCTGTATCAGAAGAACCAGTTTGCCTGGACACATGACATGGACAATTACATCAATCGCAAGCAGTATCCTGTTGATTGGACGATTATGATTCCGACCATCCCTGGACGTGAACGCAGCCTTCAAAGCTTGATTCGGTCTATCCACGAGTTGCACCAGCGCGTATGCCCAGCACTTCGGGTTGCAATCGCCGTCGGCTTTGATAACCGCGAGGCATCCATTGGAACTAAGCGCCAGGCTATGCTTCAAGCCGCAGAGGGTAAGTATACGTCCTTCATCGACGATGACGACAAGGTGACTGCTCACTACTTTGAGGATGCCGCAGCGTGCATCGCGGGGAACTTTGACTGCATGCGCCTGCGCGGTCAGATTTCTCGGTGGACCTTCACGCACAGCATCGGGAACAAACTGACCGACCCCATGGCCAATGAAACCACCTTTCTGCGCCCGCCCAACCACCTTAATGTTATGAAGGCAGACATTGCCAAGACCGTCAAGTTCCGAGACGCAAGCTCTGGTGAAGACTTGGATTGGACAATCAAGCTTGCACGCACGGGGTTTCTGCGCACTGAATATCAGTCGGATGAGAATCGTATTCACTATTTGTACGACCTAGGCGACAGGCAGATAGAAGAGTCCACATTGGTATACCAACGAATCGTGACCTACGAGCATCAGCTTAAGAGCGTTCTCGTCACCCCGAACACTGAACAGCCAGCCCCCCGTCCCGCAACCACACAGTTCCGTCTTGGACCTAGGGGATTCACGCGAACATAGTTTGTAGCATAGAAGCAATGCAGGTGTGGCTTATTGTCGCAGCGGGGGTCCTTGTTGTCGGCGTGTTGGTTTTCTTCTTCTTGGTGCCTGGAAAGTCGGATACGACAATGGAGCAGATTATCCCGAACTCACAGTCGGGCAAGTCGGAGACCACTCCGGTAGCGCATATCTTCCGTTCTTTCAATCAGCCAGATGGCGCGGTTTTTACCTACACGTTCTGGATGTCGGTGAGCGACTTTACCTTCAATTATGGTCAGCAGCGAGTCGTCTTTAGCAAGGGAGACTGTCCGGGTGTGTACTTGGACTCCACATCCAACTCTCTGCTCGTGAAGGTGAATACCTACGGCGGTGGACAGGAGAGCATTCTGATTCCCAACATTCCCGCACAGAAGTGGGTTCACGTAGTGGTCGAGGTGAACCAATACAGTTTAAGCGTGTTCATCAATGGAATCCTCCGCCAGACACACACGCTGAACCAGCTGCCCTTGCAAAACACGGAATCGTTGGTGGCGGGGTCCAACAACCATGGCTGGGACGGCACCATCTCAGGACTGACCTACTACTCTCGGACTCTGAAGCCCGAGGAGATTGAGAAACTCGCGACGCAGCAGCCCTCGGCGTCAGGATTGATGCCGGTCATGCCCCCGTATTCAGACCTTGGGTGGTACATTGGTCCCTTTAAATCTTCCTAATGACTAAATGAGCTCAGGAGGCCGTCGTGGTGTTGACGTTTCGGGGGTCGGCAATCTTGGACAGGGCATGCGGATTCAGAATGCATCCGATGTGACATACCAAACCAAGGTCCAGCTGGTGTACACCACAAATAATGCGATTTCAAACTCGGGCATTGCCGCGTGGGGTGGACGCAATGCCTACCAGAACCACACGCCCAACGGAAACGACTTTGTTCGGCAGTTCCTCAATGGATGGCGTGAGTGCGACTGCTCGGGTGGTATTCCTCGCATGACCACGGGCAACATCACTGCTTTTTCCTAGTCAGACCCTTGAGTTGCTTGCGCAATGTTGTTTTCTTCTCCTTGTCTGTTCCGGGCGCATACGAGAAGAAGTTGGTTAAAAACTCAGTGCTGTTGCGGTTCTTGGAAAGCTCCGAGTACAGCTTGGTCTTTTCCCGGAGCATCCCGTGCAGGTCCTCCTGTTTCCCCAAACAGTCAGTTGGCGTCAAGAGCTTGAACCGCCGCTTCTGCGCATGGTGGGCCAACTCCATAACCCGCTGAGCCACACACAAGATATGCTGGACCGTATCCTCGTCGACTCCCGAGTACATGTACGCAAAATAGAATTGCAAGACCGTCGGAATGCTCGCAACCTTGATACCGTCCGCGGTCTCATGGTAGCTATGGCACGCACGAGTCTCGTAGAAGCGGTACACGGTTCCATCCGACTCCTTGACCTCCGTACACTCGGGCATGATGGCATCCGCAGCCGTAACATAGGTCTTCTGTCCATGAGTCAATTTCTCAATCGTCTCGCGCTCAGCCAAGAAGGTTACAGGTGTTGTCCAGCGTGTCTTGCCCGAGTGACGTGCCACTGCATTGAACCCGAGCAGAACAATCTCCTCGGACTTCAGTATCTTAATGACTCCCTTCTTGCGTTCGGCCGTCAGTGCCTCCTCTACGGGTTCGTCTTCCTTAATGCACTTCAAGGGATACTTGTCGTTCAGGAGCATCATGCGCTTGTACACCTTGTTCCAGCGAGACACATCGCCTTCTGGGCGAGACAGTTCCAGGTAGGTGGACATGCGCAGAAAGTTGGGCGTCACATAGTGAATGCCCTCTTCCTCATATCCCTCGTCCCACAGACGGTCAAATAACTGAGGGCTCATCTCCGATACGTCGGCTACGCCCGTGTAGTCGGCAAAGACCTTGAAGGTGCCAAGGTGCACACCCGGCTTCACCTGAATGTCTGGGATTCCTGCTGCATGGAGCTTGTCGGCAATCTCCATGGCATGAACCTGGGGAGTCTTGCTGTAGAAGTCGTAGTCCGGCGTCTCGCGTGTAAAGTCGTAGAAGCGGTCCTTTTCATCCAACAAGTTGTTGATAGCCGTACCACCGTAACACAAGACGGGGTGTGACTTCAGAAAGGCCTCAACAATCACGATGGACTTCTTGATGTTCGGGTCCTCGGCAGCCTTTTCCTCCAGTTTCTCCAGCTGCTCCTCCGCGATTCTGTTAATCGTCGCGGTGTCGTCTCCCATTGTTAGTAGTCCGACAAAAATGGATTGCCTTTTCTTTTTTCCTTGTGAGGCAGCAAGATGCCTGGTCGTTACAATCTTCGTAAGCGTGGTGCGCAGTCTACAACATGGGTAAAGGACGAGACCCTCAAGCAGCCCGACTCCGAGTCTGAGGACGAGGAGTACGTCCCTCCGTCCGATTCTGAAGAGGAGGAGACGGCTGAGACCGAAGACGAGGAGGAGGAGGAGTCCGAAGAGGAAGAGATGGACTCTAGTTCTCTTCGTATCCCCAAGGGCGCCAAGGTGTCCGTCAAGCTACACATCCACACGATTGCGGGAGGGAAGGGCGGGCGCATTGACGTGGAGGAAGAGTCGGAGGAGGAGTCGGACGAGGAGTCCGAGGAGGAGGATTTCATCGGACACCTGATGAACAAGTATGTGCACCCCGAGCGGTGCAGCCGACTCAAGCCGGCCTCGCGGAAGCGCAAGGAGCGGGAGGAGGAGGCTCCTGCGATGGAGCTCAATGAGGACGAGGAGGAGTACTACGAGGACCTGTCCAAGTCCAAGCGCCGTCATCTCAACGAGAAGATGAAGAAGCTTTCCACCCTCGTCGTGGACGGTGATGTGCCCTTCAAGTTCCGTGTCTTGGACATGGACGTCTCCGACAACATCAAGGCTTCGGTCATCAAGAAGATTGACAATTTGTTTGAGATGTCCATGGAGGGCGAGGGGTACAAGCTTCGCGCGTGGGTGGAGTCCTTCCTCCGTATCCCCTTCGGCAAGTGCGTGCCTCTGCCCGTGACCATTGCAGACGGGCCCGAGAAGTGCTCGGCGTTCTTGGAGGAGTCTACCAAGACACTGGATACAGCCGTCTACGGCATGGTGTCGGCCAAGACGCAGATTATGCAGATTCTGGCCCAGTGGATGTCCAACCCTTCGTCTGTCGGCAATGTCATTGCGCTGAAGGGTCCGATGGGAGTGGGCAAGACGTCCTTTGCTCGCAACGGCGTGGCCAAGGTTCTCCAGCGCCCGTTTGAGTTCTTCTCGCTGGGCGGCGCATCCGACGCCTCCAACTTTGTGGGCCACTCGTACACCTACGAAGGCTCCACATGGGGGCGTATTGCCGACGCTGTCATGTCGGCTCGGTGCATGAACCCGGTGCTGTACTTTGACGAGGTGGACAAGATTTCCACCACGGCCCATGGCGATGAGATTGCCAGCATGCTCATCCACTTGACAGACCGTTCCCAGAACAGCCAGTTCCACGACCGCTACTTTGCAGGGGTGGACTTTGACCTGTCCCAGTGCTTGTTCGTCTTCTCCTTCAATGACGAGTCCAAGATTCACCCTGTTCTGAAGGACCGCATGCAGGTCATCACGTGCTCGGGGTACAGCTGGGAGGAGAAGGCATCCATTGTGCGCCAGTACATCTGGCCCCAGATTCTTGACCGTATCCAGCTGAAGGACCAGTTGACAATCTCGGAGGAGGCCATCAAGTACCTGATTTCCGAGTTCTCCAAAGAGGAGGAGGGTGTGCGCAACCTCATTCGCATCGTGGAGACGCTGGTGACCCGTGTGAACCTCCTGCGCATCGCAGGCGAGACGACGGCCAAGAAGTATGTCTTCTATACACCCATCAAACTGCCTCTGCTCATCACACCCGACCTGTGCCGCCGCATCCTCGAGGACACCCTGCGGTCAGGAAACGAATCCTTCAGGCACATGTATACATAATGAAGGTCTTCTCCTTCTGCCTCTACGGCACCGAACCCAACTACTACACAGGGCTGCTTGAGAACATTGAGTTAATCAAGCAGTACTATCCTGATTTTGATATTGTGGTCTACAAGGGCGAGTGTGACCCCAGCTGGGTGTTGCCCGAGGGAGTGACGATTGATGTCACAAATCGCGCAGGTCCCATCAATGCCCTGCTCCGTTACATCCCTCTGAACTATGCAGAGGTCGGGTTTGTGCGGGATGCGGACTCCCGTGTTGATGCACGAGACCGTTGGTGCATTGACCAGTTTTTGGCTTCAGACAAGTCGTATCACACCATTCGCGACCACTATTGGCACGCATCCAAGTTGATGGCGGGGACCTTTGGTTGGAAACGCCCAATGACCGTGATGCTGCCCACGCATGAGGTCGGGTATGGATTTGACGAGCAGTTTCTGGCGCATGCCGTGTATGAATCCGTCAAGTCGGATATGCTGGTTCACACATCCTACCGCGCATTCCAGGGCGAGCACGCGGTCTGGATTGAGCGCCCTTTTGAGTCGCCCACCGATTTCGTTGGCAATGTCATTTGGGACGGGAAGCCAAAGTTCGGGTACATGAAGGACGTTCCTGCGATTGTATCCGAACTCAGAGCCAATGACCAGTTTGATATCGCCATCCGTTTCATGGAATCAGTGGACCCGTGGTCTATTCCATACGGTTCACGGGCTCAGGTCTTCGAAGACATGTTTACTTCATGTTTCTACACGAACCGGATTGCCGAAGCTCAGACATGGCTGTCGCGATTTGAGTTTGCCGACCTTCATCCCCACATGGTTATCAACTCGAACTACCTGCTACCCAAGTTGGGGCGTACAGTGGCATCCTTTGACTCGAGCCGCGAACCCGGAGACGGAGAGGTGGTGATTGTCTACGGCAATTACCCAGACTGGCATCGCGCCCTTCCCATCACTCGCAAGCTATATCGTCATGTGTCCCTCTTTTCCCAAGTCACCCACGACACTGTAGAGTCACACCCCTGTTGGGCTGCAGTGGACATTATCTACATCCTGAATCTGGAAGGTAGGTCGGACCGATTCATGGAAACAATGGCATCGTTGGCCCGTGTGTCCGCGCCCTTGCAGAAGGTCCATCACTATCAAGGCAAGAAGGACCTCCCGCCCTACGTGGGTGCGACCAAGAACCACGTGGACGTCATCAAGCACTTCCAAGAATCGGGGCATTCCACGTGCCTGGTTCTGGAAGACGACATTGTGTTCACCGACGATGTATCCCGCGTCCACTCATCTATCACGACCTTCTTTGAGCGCGCCTACGAGTATTCCATTTGCTTCTTGTCTCTTAGCAGGTTGGGCGACCGGCTTCCCCACGATGACTTGCTGTCGGAAACCAAGCAATCCTGTACGACCTCCGCTGCATACTTCTTGACGAAGCGGACGTCCCATGATGTGCTTGCAGTTGTAGATGAGGGATTGAGGAAGATTACGGCTGGTGAAGGGTATCAAAACGAGGGGTGCATTGATACGTACTGGTGTGGTCGCCTGCCCAAGACATACTTCTTCAAGGACAAACTGGCGTTCCAACGTCCGTCATGGTCAAATCTGAAACAGTGTGTGGTTGCGTACTTAGATTGAAACCCAGTCCAGTGACGAGAACGGAATATCAATCTGTGCAGGATTCGCATCGGCAAAACTCACGTAGCACGTTACCGTTGTGGGGTCGGACAACCGACACGACACGCAATACTCTACAGCCGCCGAGCGGAACACGAAGGGCAGTGTGATGCGGGTAATCTTGTCAATCGACTGGTGCTCCACGAACAAGTGGTAGTACTTACGGGGCTTGGAATACTCAACCACGTGGACCAGCGTCCAGAACTTGTCGCCCACCGAAATGGGAGGCGCGGACCCACAGAACGACTGAAAGAAGGGCGGCATGGGAATGGAGCGACGGATTCCCGTGCGGTCAAGGACCTCAAACGGCGACCATCCGTACATCATCATGTCCGTGCCTTGGAAGGGCAGCCAGTTCTTCTCACACGGTCGCTCATGCGGAGAGTCCAACACCTTGCAGTCCGAGTACGTTCCGTCTGGGTTGTACCGCCCTTGCAATAAGCGCACCTTCCCCTCTGCATACTCCTGCGTCGTAGCCACGAAGGATAGTCCGCTCGTACTGCGATAGAGCCGCAGGTCCTCCAACCCCATTACATTGGCTGAGAACTTGGGCAGTCCAATGGTGGAGTCGTCCATCTTTGCAACCACCTCCATGGTTTCTAAGTTCACATACGCATTCTCGGTCAACACAGGCTCTCCGGGCGGGGTCTTATACTCTCCACCCTCCATCCAATAGTTGATGTAGCGGACATTCGCAAGAGGGTAGTCACATACAGAGATGGCCGTTGGCACGTAGCCGGGGAAGGGCTTCGGGAGTCGTGGAAGGAGGTCAGTCTGCCGGGACCACACAGGTTGTGCGTAGAACTGAAAGTTGAAGATAACGTTGGAGCGGTTAAAATCCGTCTTGAGCAGATAGTCTACACATGTGCGCATGCCCTTCTTGCGGTCGGGTTGGACGTAGTAGTCAAGAATGGTGGCCTCGTAGTCAAATAGGTACTTGTAGACATCCGTCTCCAAGAAGAGGGCGTCGCGACTGAGTGGAATCTGTTTGCCGTCCAGCATGTACTGGTAGGCCTTGTAGTGCTTTGAATGTTCACGGAAGTGCTTGGTCAGCTGGTAATACGCCTCGGCGCGCGAAGGACGCATGGCAATTGCCCGCTGCATCCACTCCTCAAACTTGGGAACGTTCTTCAGCTCCAGCCAGCATTTGGCTACCATGTAGTGGCTGTACCAAATCTCCTCGTCCCACCCGCCCGTGAAGATGCGCTTCTTGTACATCTTCCGCGCCTCGTCCCATCGGCGCAAGCAATGATACGACTGGGCCAAATAGAACATGGACCGACCGTTCGTGGGGTCCCGCTTCAAGTCCTCCTCCAGCAAACGCACATCGCGCTCAAACTTGTCCGACTTGCATCCACCGTCGTTGCGGTCATCAATGGAACACACATCCTTGGACAGGTGCTTGGTGGGTCCTCCCCAGTACTCGTGCGTCACGCCGATACATGTCCAAGGGTAATCCATGCGGACCAAGCGAGTGTTCGGGTACTCAAGCGTTCCCGCAACCTGCACAACCGTGTACCCGGTCTCCTGGAGGTTCTGTTCCTTCAGCGTTCCGGCCTTGAACACCATGTCTGCGTCCAGCAGAAGTCCGTATGTGTCCTTCAGGTCCCAGCACTGTTCCTTCAGGTACGCATGGGCCCGCTGGAAGCTGACGGTACGGTTGTATCCGAAATCCTTCCAAGGCTCAACCGTCAGACATCCGACCTGGTTCTCAAGGAACTCCTCGGCAATCTCCACTGTGGTGTCGGATGACCCGGTGTCCAGAATACAATAGGCATCCACGACGCCCTTGACCGCCTCAAGGCATCGCTTCAGGATTGCAGACTCGTTCTTGACCATCAAGATAAGTACCAACTTCATCTGCGTCGGTTTACGAAATCCAGACTCCTCGTGTGTAAACAAATGAGCACTGACTTTGTGAAGCAGACGCTTCGTGAGAACTTGGGACGCACGTTGGTCCCCCATGTCGCCGACGGGTTCTGGAGTATATACGACAATGCTAGGTCTGCGTGCGAACGGAACAAGCAGCCCGACCAGGTTCTTCGCACGTTTCAGAACCTGCTCACTCAAGTGCCCAAGTGGTCGACCGAGACGCTGAAGAAGGAGGTGGACCGTATCTCCGCCGCCTCCAAGTGCGACTACATTGAGGACCTGCTGCTGGGGGTGTTTGTCAGCTACATTCGTGCGTTTGCTTCGTTGCAGCAGACCCAGTCCGAGCACGTGGACATTCCGTTCACGCGCCCAGCTGTTGAGGTCTTTGTCCACAAGTTCTACGTAGTGGCTGCCCGTGGCTTCTGGAGCAATGCATACCTGTTCCGTACGGTCGGTATCACGTCCGAGCAGCAGGCTCGTAATCGCCGCGACATTGAGGTCATGCTGGCCGACACGCTGAACGAGGTGATTGACAGCTTCATCCCGTGGAAGGACATCAGCAAGGCGTACTTCAAGTCCCCTGAAGCGCCCGAGCCCCTTGCGGCCCCTGCGGCTGTGGTTGAAGCGCCTGTCCCTGTAGCTCCAGCACCTGCTTTGGTGGAGGAACCGCCAAAGCCCGCAGTCAAGTTCGGCAAGAACGAGGTCCAAGAGGCCGACTCCGAAGACGAAGAGTCGGAGTCTGACGACGACGAGCCGCCTGCTATCCAGTTGGGCGAGGATGTGGGGCTGAACGACGACGACTTTGACTCTGAGACAGAGTCAGAGGGTGAAGTGGACGTCAAGCCGTCGTCCGAGGCTGTCGCGTTGAATCTGTGAGTTGAAAAAGATGCGCGCCAAACAAATGGAGGAAGTGTATTACTACGGAATGATAGTAGGAGTTGTTGTGGCGGTCGCGGCTGCAATGTACTACATTGACCGCAGGTCCAAGGACGAGCCGATGGTCTTCTTGGACGGGGCGAAGATTGCAGCTGGAGCGGGTACGCTCGCAGGTGGAGTCGTCTATGCGTTGGGTGGTTCAGAGGGCACGACTGCGGTCACTGCGCCCATGGTTGCCGCGGTTCAGGACATGTTCGTGGGCAAGCCCGAGTTCTAATCCTTGGCCGCCCGCTTCTGTGCCCGCGTGGCCTCCACAATACGCTTCCTCGTGGTTTTTAACGCAGCGTTTGCTTGGGCAAGTATCTTCTTTGCCCGAGTGACTCGCCGTGTAACCGAAACCAGCCGCTTCTGTTCTGCCTTTACGCGGTCGTGCTTCATTGTCTTGGATAGAGAGTTTAAGTTGACGGGTCCGAGCCGGGTAACGGAGCCATTTCGGGAGGCGGCGCTTGAAAGTCTGCAGGTGCCAACGGCATTGTCAACTTCTCGTCATGGGGCAACGACATCAGACCGTACAATCCAACCAAGAAGACAAACGTGTGCAATGCAAACCCTACCGCCGTTGGGCAGCCGCCCTTTGACGATACGGTCCCACCGAACAACCGATTGCTCACGCGGAAAGACGTCGGACTTCCCAGCAAAAAGAACAGCAGCGTCGTGTACAGCGAGTACTTGAACTTCAGACCTTCAGTGAGCGCCATTATCCTTCAATCAGCAAAAAGTGTTGTCCCGCGGGAATACGCGGCACTTGGAACTGCTTGAACTTGGACAATTCCCGACGAGGAACAGCCGTGTCCTTGCAGTACCGGGCAATTGCCTTGTACAGCCCGAACCCGTGGTAGCGGTCGTGGTTGTCGCGCTTAGCACGGAACATCACAGAGGTCCCATCGGGCAGCGTGGTCCACGCCAAGAAGATGTCTCGCAGCGGGCTCTCTGTCGCCGCATCGGGACCTTTCGGAAACATGTCCCAGAACACTGACGATGCGAACCGTGCCAAGTCAAACGACGGATTCATGGGAACACGGGGATACGCCTGGTCATAAAAGGGCTCGCAATTGTACTGTCCTCCCGCCTCCTCGTCGGGCTTGAACTGGCTGCTGAGGAACAGACGCGGCTCCTTCATGCCTTGAAGCTTGACCGAGACACCTGCCCGGTCAAAGTCAATAATCTTCAGCAGCTTGCCGTACGTCGGCACAGCATAGCAGGTTCCACCCACATTGTAGAAGAGTGTGGGTTCGTTCGTAGACACGAACATGACATTGTTGCCGTGAAGGTCATTGTGCACGAATCCGTAGCTGCGCTGAGCATAGGCAAGGGCAAAGACAATCTGTGCCACCCACGCCGTGTGGTGCGCGGGGTCAGTGGATGTCTTAAGCAAATCGTAGAATGTGCCCTCACACGGCTCCATCACCGTGGTGATAACAGGGACATCCTTGAAGGTGGCCCATGCAAACGGCTCATCGTCATCCTCTTCTTCCGACCCTTCTTCGTCTGACTCCGTACCGCAGTCGCAGGACTCAATCTCGTACACATCCTCCTCTGAATCTGACGACTCTTCGCTGCTATGACTGGACTCAATCTCGTACTCCTCTACGACCGACCCTGCCGTAGGTGTCTCCACATGGGCTGCATCCAAGTCCGTCGTTTCCAACTCAATGGCCGCATCCTCCAAATCCACAGCCGAACGACGTCCGCGGGTATGCGTGAACCCACCCTCGCCATCGCCTTCGCGCAGACGGAGGTCAAAGGTCTTTCCAATCTGGTCCGAGAACCACTTGCGGTCGCACAAGTCCTCATAGTCGTCCGAGATGTTCAGTTCGTGCTTGGTTGCGAGAGCCGTGTACACGCCATAGACCTTCGGAAAGTGTGCGCATCCAGTGAGAGACAGGGCAACCGACGTCATGGCACCCACGTAGCCAGCCGTGTACGGGCTCTGCGTCTGTTCTTCCATCTCCTTGGCGACCTCGGCGGGCTTCGGAAGGGATGGGACGGCGTAGGACCCCTTCATCGTCTTGTATGGACTTAACACCATGGTCGTCTTGCGGTGGACAGGCAGAACACGTCCCTTGGTGGTCTTGACGTGGGTCTCGTCCACAACCGTCTCCACCTCTTCGGGGAGCTTGACACCATACTCGGACAGGTTGGACAGGCGTTCCGTCTTGAACAGCGTCTCCAGTGGAGGAAAGAAGGGCTGCACATGCGTCAGTCCCCATGACGTACCCTGAATCTTCGGAGAGCGATGTAACTTCATGTCCACAGACTGGGTTCTCAATTCTTTCACCATTGTCTTGGGATGCGGGAATGAAACACTGGGTCTGAACGCCCAAACTCTTTCCACGGGAGAGCACAAGATGAACTTTTCACTGCGGAAGTTCGACATTGGGATGATTAAGTCCCGATGCGAGATTGATTCGCGGAAGAGTCCCATGATGGTGGTGATTGGAAAGAAGGACACGGGCAAGTCCTTCTTGGTGCGCGATATCCTGTACAATTGCCAGCAGGACTTCCCTGTGGGCACAGTGATTTCGGGCACGGAGGTGGCCAACGAGTTCTTTCAGCATATGGTGCCGTCCAAATTCATTCACGACAAGTATACGCCGCAAATCGTGATGAACGTCATCAAGCGCCAGATGACCATGAAGCAGAAGCGCAACACGGCCAAGAATGGCTCAGGCGGCCAGTCCAACATTGACCCTCGTGCCTTTCTGATTCTGGACGACTGTCTGTATGATTCGTCATGGATTAAGGAAGAGTCCACGCGGTACGTCTTCATGAACGGCCGTCACATTGACATGATGACCATCATCACCATGCAGTATCCGTTAGGTATCACGCCCAACCTACGCACGAACGTGGATTTCGTCTTCATTCTCCGCGAGAATATCCTAGGGAATCGTCGTAGGATTTACGAGAATTACGCAGGTATGTTTCCGACGTTTGAGATGTTCTGTACCTTCATGGACCAGTGCACAGAGAACTTTGAGTGCCTGGTCATCTGCAACAACGTCAACTCCAACAAGCTGGAAGACCAGGTGTTCTGGTACAAGGCCGCCGAGCATCCGCCGTTCAGGATGTGCGACTCATCGTTGTGGGCGAACAATCAGCCGTTCACTTCGGCTATTCTCGCCGCCGACGACTGGACCGCTGGCGCCGTCCAGAAGAAGAACGGCGGGTCCGTCTGGGTAAAGAAGGAGCATGGCGGCGGCGGTGACGGGAAGTGAGGCGACGACCAGCCGTGGCCCCGGCAGCGGCGTTGCTTTGGGCGTCAGCGATGGCTGGTGGACGCAACCTAGTCAACAGTCGGTCAATTTCGTTGTTCACACTATCAATCTGAGGTTTCATTTCTGCAAGTACAAGCTCTAGCTTCTGTTTGGAGTGGATACCCTTGAGATAGCGGTCCACTGCAGGGAGTATCGCAAGTCCTGCAACAGCGCCAATGCCTAGTTTGAACAACACGAGCGACACTGCAGTTGGATTCTTTGCTGCGACCACGAGAACTTGCAGAGCGAGACGATTAGCTTGTGTCATGGAATAGGCTGCCCACTTCTCGGCATTGTATGCAGATACCCACGCCCAGTTTATCTTTAAGAAATTAGTTGTGTACTCCGCAAAGACTGGTTGAGCAGCTAGTTTTCTGTTCGCGATGCTGTTAAAGAAGGTTTGCAACTCCAGTGTATCCGTTTCCGTTCCTTTTGGGTTGGCTACAAGTGCTGTAGACGTTTGACCCGTGATGTTCTCTGCCCTTTCACTCGCCTTGACCGTAGCCCATTCTATATCGAACGTCGCCTGGGCGAGTTTGGACATATTCTCTTTCTCCACTGCCGCTGCCGCCGCGTCCGCCGCCACGCCACCCCTCGTACCCTTCGCCACTGTCCCAATAGCCCCCCATACACTTGACACAGCACCCATGATTACACCAGGCGCGGCTTGTCCAGTCGTGACAACTGCGTGAACACCTTGCATTGCAAGGGCGTCTCCGTTGAAAAAAAGTGCCAGTGTACCCTGCTGAAGGGCATCGATAGATGTCTCCCCTACCCCCAGAACCGCGCCCACTGCTACGGAAGCCGTCGCCGCATTTATTTCCGCGCGCAGAACAGATGGGCCAACGATGTCGATAATATTATTCGCCGCAGCTGCCAGACCACCTACAAGACCAAGTGCAGCCGTTACAAGCAACCCACCCCACCCACCCTTAGAACTCGTCTTGATGTCGTTTATCTTAGCTTGTAGATCGTCATTCTTTATGTTTAGGGTATTGAAGCTCGTCGCGAGTGTACCTTTGTAGGCTTCTGGAACAGTGGCAAGCACTGCCTCTTGTGCACTGTTTAGAATCTTCACGTTCTGGAGTGCCAATTGCTCTCCGTTCCCGCCTTCTTGGATACCAAATGTCGGAATAAGGGCATCTCCCAGACCAAGTTGTTCGTACATTATGACCCAATATGCAACCAGCTCGAGCACCGCTCGCGCCCTGCGCTCCGCCGCCGCCGCCTCGCCCGCCGCCTCGCCCGCCGCCGTTCCGTTGATACTATTGGCAACAATCGCCGTAAGGAACAGTTCATTGATGAAGGTTTCTACTTTATCCTTCTTGACTCCGAATAATTTTTCAATGTCCAAGGACACGTGAGTCTCCCCCTCTCCGCCGACCCTCGGAGAGCGCCTCGGTTGTTTTTGACTCCTTCGTCGCATTACTTACCCCCAATACTTTACTCGCGGATAACGCCCTCCGTGGGGTGAACGGGCATGCTCAGGTCTGTGAGCTGAGCCGTGGACACAGCCGCAGCGGCATTGGACGCGGCATTCGTGCCGCCAGCCGCCTCAATGGCATTGGCCTTGCGACGACGCTCGTTCTCGTCCTTCTGCTTCTTGATGGAGTCGTCGCGCTGCTCGGCAAAGAACATCTCCTTGTTCACCTCGTTCTCCTTGTACTTGCGCATGAGCTCGTTCAGCTCGCGCTCGGCATACTCCACCTCGGGCATCAGGTGCTCCGAAGGGTCCCACGGCAGCCAGCAGCCGACCTTGCCGATGTACAGGTTGTCCTTGGGGTACTTGCGCTGGAGGACCTTGGCGAACATCTGCGTCTCCTCAATGGACGGGAACGCGCGGCGGACCTTGACGCCACGGATGTTCGTGCGGAAGTTCACCGCAGAGTCGTACTTCTCCTGCAGCTCCTTCTCGTGCTTGAGCATGAACACCTGGTACTCCTCGTGGACATCCGTGGACTTGACCTCCTCGTTGCGCACCTTCACGAAGTCCTCCGCGTCCTTCAGCAGGTCGTCAATCTTGATGGAGTACTTCTTGGAGACGAACGCCATGAGGTGCTCAAGCCCCTTGACCTTCCACTGGTAGTCCATCCAGGTGATGAACTCGCGGAAGTAGAACTCGCTCTTGTCCTGAATCACCTTCTCCGGGCTAAGGAACGAGATGATGCAGTAACGCTGGTTCGGAATCTCGGGGTCCTCGTCCAAAAAGTCAACAATGGTCCCGTCGTCCTCTGTATTCGGGAGCGTGTACGTATCCTTGGGCATTTTGTCTGTTGGGCGTCCACTGTGAAAATACCTTTGGGTGATACAATGTACGACCTCTACACCCTGTCCATCGTGTTCTTCCTGCTGTGCCCCGGTGTGATTGTCCCTGCCTTGCCTGGAAGCGTTGTGTTCAGCGCATTGCTCCACGCAATCGTATTCTACGTTGTTGTGTACTACGTGTCCAACTACGTGAAGTGGTGGCTCGTGTGGATTCTGGCGGCCCTTGTCTTGGCGGGTCGTTTGACAATGATGCCCGCCCAATGAATTTTCTTTCGCGTCCAATGAATAAAATGGAGTCTAAGCCGAAGCCCACTGCCGCCCCTGGGTTGGACATGTCGGACCTGCTGATGCGTGTGATTAAGTATGCGCTGGAGGGCCTCGCGGTGGCCATTGCCGCGTACGTCTTCCCTGGAAAGACACTGAAGGTGCAGGAGGTCGGCATGATTGCGCTCGTCGCGACCGCCACCTTCGCCATCCTGGACATCTACGCCCCGAGCGTTGGGGCCTCGGCTCGCACGGGCGCTGGCTTCGGTATCGGCGCTGGGCTGGTCGGCTTCCCCGGAGGCGGCCTGAAGGTCTAAACAGCCTTCAATGCACTCGTAACCAACGTCACAACCCCAGTTGTCACTCCAGCCCCATAGGCATTCTGCGTGTACTGCCCCACCGTCAAGAGCGTAGAACACACCGGGCTAGCCGTCATGAAGATAGATTTTGCCACCTCCTCCAACGTGTGCGGCATGCACATCCAATTATGCGTCGCCATCGACGCGTAATGGACACCGTAGTTCACAGCGACCGCAAGAAGCACCTTACCAAGTGCTTCCATTTACCTTGAGTAGTTGATATTATGTTAATGCCTGAGTATGTGATTCGCTACCAAGGACGATGGTTTACCATCAACCCGCGTCCTTACGAGCCCGAGCGCCAAACCACGGATGTTGCGTGGTTGCAAGTGAAGGAGGGCGTGTCCGCTGAAGAGGCCTATCGCAGGTGGTATGAAAAGCAGCGTAGAATTTCTCACCTCTTTCAACAATGCAGTGGCTTGAGTCGGCCATCCTCCTCTTGATTTTGGTGGCGGCGTACGTCTATTGGAAGCCGTGGCTTCGTCCGCCCGTGAAGGAGATGCTCGCAGGGGATGCAACAGTCTACTTCTTCTACACGGAGTGGTGTGGACACTCCAAGAGGGCCAAGCCCGAATGGGAAGCGTTGATGGAAACACTACCTGCAACATACGGCTCTACCAAAGTTGTAGGCAAGGCGGTGAACTGCGAGGAGGATGTGATGACGTGCACGGCGTATGGCGTGGACTCGTATCCGACCATCAAGCTGGAGACCTCAGGCGGTATCGCCGACTTTACTCAGCGGGTCACCAGGTCCTCTCTCGACGGGTTCTTGACTGGGGAACTTGGACAGAAAGCGTGAGGCCTGTTCATACCCTGTCTCCAACATGTACTTCTTCTCCGCATCGTTCACATCCGACAGGGGACCGAGCTTCGGTTCGTCAAACACCAGAACATTGGGGTAGAGTGGACGCACACCCTCGCGCACGCTTGCGTACACATTACGGAAGAAGTCACTAATCGAGAGCGTCTCCACCACAGACGGAATCAACGGACCCTGCGAGTATCCGAGGTGAAAGACCAAGGTGCCCTTTGGGACGACGCTTACAATACAATCACAGCTCACACCTCCGTCCAGGAACACCTGGTTGTAGATGACTTGGGGCTGATAGACGAATGGAATACAGGACGAGGCCTTGATAGCCGCCAACACAGGCACCTGTCCGGTAAGCAGAGTTGACTTGCGAGTCGTCAAGTTAGTTGCGAGAATCCACAACTTTCTAGGTGCATCGGCAATGACCTTTCCCCGCAGGTCAATTCCCAACCTATCAAATCCTCGCAGAATGGTCTCCTCCAGCAGGTCCATAGGAAACATGCCCTTCTTGGTTTGAAACGACATGGCTGCAGCCAATGAAATGGGTGGAACAAAGCTGGACAGCACAAACTCTGTGTACAGCATGGACTCCAGCTGGTCCACAGTGACACCAAACGCCAGTCCCGTGGCAATGATGGACCCCACCGAACAGCCGTAGATTCCGTCGGGAAACTCAAGGGGCTGTCTCTCAGCCAAGGCGCGCAGCCCTCCGATATGGACAGCTCCACGAACACCGCCTCCACCAAGAGCAATTGAGCGGAACATAGTGTGTAGACAAGGCAAGGATGCTGAAAGCCCGTGACGTCTGGAATGAGCAAGAAGAACGCAGAGAACGGCGTATGGCGGCTATGCGTCCTGTCTTAGCCCAATTGTATGCAAAGATTCGTGCCCAAGCCATCCACAATGCCAATGCGCCCTACGTAGTCTTTGAGGTTCCCAACTTTGTCTTTGGCTATCCGTTGTTCCAAGTGTCGGAAGCCCGCGAGTACTTGACCAAGACTCTGACCGATTCTGGGTTTCTGGTGTGGCCCGTCAATGACGGCAAGTATCTGCTGGTGTCGTGGCTGAAGACACAGGCTCGTGCGTCTCACCGTCCACCCTTGCTGACCACGTACCGCCCACAAGTATATGACCCGTCTGTCATGGGAAGCATGTATCGGTCCTGAAAATGGACATTGAATCTGTAAACTTGTTTATCCCATGAACTGTGAACATCCAGACGTTGAGCTTGATGAGGGGCAGAAGGTCTGTGTCTGCTGCGGAACTATCCTCGGCAGCCACATTGACGAGTCGGCCGAGTGGCGTATCTATGCAGAGACAGAGGGCAACCCGTCGCGCACAGGTGGAGTGACCAATGAACTGCTGCCCGAGTCGTCGTATGGGTCCATGATGATGCGAAAGCGGACTCCAGGGCAGTCGGATGAGTCCAAGTCAATCGGCAAGCTCTCGTCATGGTCGCTATCAAGCCATGGTGAGCGCTCGTGGATGGGTATCTTTGATGCAATCCAAAACTCGTGTGCGCGCATCGGACTTCCCAAGGCCATCATTCAGGACGCATGTGCGTCCTTCAAGCGGGTCGAAGATGCCCGCAAGACACGCGGCGAGTCCCGTCGTGCTCTGATGGCGGGTGCAGTCTTTGTGGCGTGTCGCCAGCACAATGCCACGCGGACCCATGAAGAGGTGTCGGGTCTGTTCCATGTGTCCATCCGAGCGCTGTGCAAGGGGTTAGCCCGCTTCCAATCGGAAGTGTCGTCCGTTCTGAACACACAGCTAGGCATTGCCGAGCGCATCTGTGCAGAGATGAATGTGACCGAGTCCGAGCGAACCCAGATTCTCTTGGTCCTGACAGAGTTGCCAGAGATGGAGCATACGCCCAAGACCATTGTGTCGGGTGTCGTCTGCCACGTACTCAAGGGTCGCTTGGCAGATGTGTCCAAGGTCTCGGGGGTTTCGTCTGTATCCATTCGCAAGATGGTGGAGAAACTAAACACCGGTGCCATTGGGGTATAAGCCCGCAGTGGGTAACGGGAAGTACGAGATGGTGTAGGGCGTATAGGCCAGAGACGTCGTAATCGCAGGAGGTGCAGACACGTTGATGTTCACTCCCGCACTGGTGCTGATCGTGGATGCTGCACCCGAACCACTCCAGAACACGATGCGAGCGTCGTTCGAGACTGCAATCATCGTGATGCCCATGCACAGCGTCCCTATCTGCGACCCCGACAGCCCCGACGTGCCTTCGCGAGAGTGACTGCCTCCCTTGACCTGCATGAACCCCGACGTGTACGCCCGCGAGTTGCCAGCCGCATCGTGGTCCAGCGACATTGAACCGTATCCATCGTTGGCACGGAAAGTTCCGTTCACGTCCAGCGTGGACTGCAGCGGGTCCATACCAATCGCCAACCCGTTTGCGATTCGCGCATACCCTGAAACGTCCAGGACCAATCCAGGCACACGACCGGCCCCGTCAATGTACTGCATGGTCGCATCGGCTTTTCCAATGGCGACTGCGTTCTGAGACATGTCTCCGGCAATGACGACATTGGACCCTACACCCACTTGCAGCAGGTAATTCGTGGGCGCCATCACGGGAATTGAGTGTCCAATCGTGATGTTGCCTATGCCCGTGTTCGCATTGCCCGCATTCGTACCAATCCAAATATTGCTGCTGCCCACGATACCCGTTGACGCACCAAGGGCAATCGTGTTGCTGGACGTGTTCCCCGCGCCCCCGCCACCCGTGGGGTCCAGCCACAGACACGCAGACAATCCGATGCTTCCGGGACCTACGTTCTTCCCCATGAACACAGAGTTGGATGTGTTCGTGACACCCGCAGCCGTGTTGATGCCCACTGCAACCACGTTGGATGTATTGGACATCAGCCCCCCAGTCCCGTAGCCGAGCGCCACGTTGGACGCACATGCCTGCAGGTTCAGGAAGTTGACACCCGAGTTCGTGCCCACAAACACGTTGCTATTCGAGTCCGATACGTCGACGCGCAGGCACTCAACCAGGTTAGCCGTCACCGTGTTCACATTGGACAAGTCAAGTTGGGTGGTGAAGTTGGACGTCGCACTGGTGTATGTATAGACTGGCCGAAAGACCGAGGTCAAATACGCCTGTACGTTGCCCGTGCTACTCATTGTGTAGTATCCACACCTTTTCGTTTAGGCAATAATCGCTGTATACAGTAATGGCGTTCACTCTGTTCCCGATTAAGTCGTCCGAGCAGCACCTGTACCGCATGTATAAGCAGAGCGTCGCTGTCTTTTGGACCCCCGAGGAGATTGATTTTTCCAAGGACATTGCCGACTGGAAGAAGCTGTCTGAGCCCGAGAAGCACTTCATCGGCCGCGTACTGGCTTTCTTTGCAGGGTCCGACGGAATCGTCATGGAGAATTTGGTGACGCGCTTCCAGGGCGAGGTGGATTCTCAGGTGGTCAAGCTGTTCTACTCCTTCCAGAACGCCATGGAGGGTATCCATTCCGAGACCTATTCCCTGCTCATTGACACGTACGTCAAGGACGAGGAGGAGAAGTCCAAGCTCTTCAATGCGATTACCACCATCCCCTGCATTGGCAAGAAGGCAGAGTGGGCGCTAAAGTGGATGGGGTCCGACAAGTCCTTCGCGACCCGCTTGGTCGCGTTTGCCTGCGTGGAGGGCATCTTCTTCTCGGGTGCATTCTGCTCCATCTTCTGGCTGAAGAAGCGGGCGCTGCTGCCGGGGCTCACCTTCTCTAACGAGCTCATCTCGCGCGACGAGGGTCTCCACACGCAGTTTGCCGTGGCCCTGTTCCACACGCTGAAGACCAAGATTTCCGAGGACACCATCCACGAAATCATCAAGGAGGCGGTGGAGCTGGAGAAGGAGTTCATTTGCGATGCCCTGTCGTGCTCGCTCATTGGAATGAACGCCAAGATGATGTCGCAGTACATTGAGTTCGTGGCCGATAGGTTGGCGGTCCAGCTGGGCGCGCCGAAGATATTTGGTGCACAGAATCCGTTTGATTTTATGGACTTGATTAGTCTGGAGGGCAAGACCAACTTCTTTGAGAAGAAGGTGTCGGATTACTCGCGGGCCATTGGCACCACTCGCGACGAGCTGCGGTTGGACGAAGATTTCTAGTGGGTATATAAATGCCGACCAAGAATTACGCTCATATGGCGCCGGCGGAACGCAGGCACGAGCGTGACCAGCGGCTGGAATGGATAGCTAACCACAAGAAGCTGCAGGAGAATCCGCATTTGTTGTGGTCTGCTCGGCTGAACTCGGAGAGACATGCCAAGAGGCACACGAAGCACGTCCGAGACCTTGAACGTCTGGGTGTTGACGGCGGCGCACGCTCGACTCGGCGTCGGGGTGGAAATCGGGATGCCGTTGTGAAGAAGGGTGCGATGGATATTGCGAGCGCCCTTCATGAGACAGCAGACTCCCACGGACATGTGAAGGGGTCTAACGCGGTAAAGACATACCTGCTCCTCAATCAGGCCAAGAAGCTGGCGAAGAGTCCAACCGTGAAGCGCGACATTGAAGAAGCAATTGACGACCTTCCCAAGGCGAAGCTCTTTAGTCTCCACGGTGGACGTACCCACCGTCATCGCCGTAGCCGCTCTACTCGTCGCCGTTAGTTGAGAGTGCTAGGCGGGTCGTGGTAGGCAGCGACCTTATTGCCCGCACCCGTATCTACCCACACTTCTTCACGCACATGAGGAGTACCTCCAGGGACATCCCAGTACTCGTCTTGCAGTGTGAAACGGTCCACACCATTGAAGTACATACGCAGCAGCAACGCGGCAACCAAGAGACCCGCGACTAAGTAGAGTGTCTTCATTTATGGTGTAGCAAGATTCTTCGTTTCTCTTGGGCGGAATCGCGTCTTGCGTTCAAGCCAAATGGAGCTCCTTCACGCCGCTGTCGCGCTTCTTGCGTCCATGGTCTTTGTTCTCGCGGGTATGGTCGGTTGGTTGTACTGGCAGCAGACGCGCCTGTTCCAGAACATGAACTCCGTGCTCATGGCCATCGGTGATATCACGCGTATGATTGAGAAGCCCGAGCCTGAACCCGAAGCCCCTCCGGTTCTTTCCGTAGCGCCCCTTGCGGCCCCCGCGGCCGACGAGGACGAGGATGACCGCGCGTCGGTTGAGGAGTCGGCGAGCGAAGTTGTGGATGGCCCGCCTGCCCCGCTGGACGTAGACTCGCTTCAGTCCAAGTCCAAGAAGGAGCTGCAGGAGATGCTCACCAAGCGCGGCCTGCCCTTCAGCAAGACCGACTCCAAGCCGACACTTACTTCGTTGTTGAAGGCAACGGCGTAGGGGGTGGGGGTTGAGGAGCCGGCTTTCGTATCCACGACAACCTGATTGGCGTCGGGTCCTTGTACTTGGTGCAGTCACACGGCATTTATACAAACACCGCCTTAAATATCAATGAAGGTGGTTTCCTTTGACGTAGGACTTCGTAACCTCGCATATTGTGTGCTTGAGGGCACGAGTCGCGCAGATGTTCGCATCACCGATTGGAATATCATTGACGTACTTGGGGAACAGGCAGGTGTCGGTGCCCCAAGATGTCATCAGTGCCAGACCGCCGCTCGCTATGAGCACGCGTCTAACGGCCAGTTTGCATGTGCCCGCCACACGCCCAAGAAGAAGGCTAAGGTCACCAAGAAGGAATTGGCTAAGCTGACCCCTGTGCAACTGACGGAGCATATCCGCGCCGAAGGCATGACGACCGAGGCCACCAAGAAGGCCGACTTGGTCAATCTGCTGTACAATCACCGCAAGCAGAACACGTGGAAGAAGTGCGTGTCATCGGCCATCCAAGGGTCTGTTCTGGATTTGGCGGGGGCGCTCATTCGTAGTCTTGACCAGCGATCAGCGTCTTGGGCCGGGGCGGACCTAGTCTGCGTGGAGAACCAGATGGACCGACGGATGTTCGGAGTGCAGGCGATGCTCCAGATGTATTTTTGCTGCCGAGGGTTTCGGGTGCAGGGTGTTTCAGCGACTCACAAGCTGTCGAACATTGTGACAGTGGATGATTCAACTGCAAGCTATAAAGGACGCAAAGCGACAGGCATAACGCATGCTCGCGCACTTGTTCCTCAGGTGTGGCAGGAGCATTTTGCCAAGCACCCCAAGAAGGACGATTTGGCGGATTCATTCTTGCAGGGATTGTGGTGTCTGGAACATCCTACCAGTAAGTAGTAATGGACCCAAACGCGAAGGCGTTCGTTCCAGTCCCCGAACGCGTCAAGGCGGTCATTCGATATGTTATGAACCCCTCATCGGACAAGTTCAATCCATACGCACTTGCATGGACGACGACACAACCCCGACGACCCGGCGAAAAGTTCGTCGTATATAGAGGGCAGTGTGCCCAGTCCACAAAGAACATACCGAGAGTCGGGAGCAACCCACTTGAAATCTCGCTTGCTTATGGAAAGCCCATCTCGACAAGCAGGGAACTCACGGACAAGATTCGTGAATTCTCATGCAGTCCGAGAGGACGGCTCTTTGCAATTCATGTGGTTCCAGGTGTGCGGATTGCAGACCTTCGAGACTCGTTGAAGGGGTACGATGTGAATTCAGACGCAACCTTTGAATTCCTCACGGATGAACTGCCTCCTTCCTCTGCGTGGAAGACGAAATCCCCCGGTCAGCTGCGCGCTGCGTTCTTCGCAACACTTGGAAAGGAAAAGGAGGTCTTGCTTGACCCATTCGCAGGTCGGTTCCTTAAGGAATCTGGAGAGCCCGAAGATTGGTCGTCTCCTGAAGTGGACGGGGTCTATGTGACTGGGTTCTTCCCAAAGAAGGCAGGCCGTCGGCGCACACTGCGTTCTAGGCGTAAGAGACGGACCTATCGCCGCCGGGTGTAGCAGTTCTTGTACGGGCGGCAGCTGGCCTTTTGCGTGAAGCCCATGCGCTTGCACGGCGTCTTCTTGCAGTAGGCCCGCGACATCAACCGCTTCTTCTTGAAGACGCGGCGAGTCTTCATTGTTCAACTGCAAGACTTTGTGCCCCACCGCGTTCCAACCTTAAGAAACGCACCCGAAGGAGAAGTAAATGGAGACCGACCTTTTGGTGAACCCCAATATGGTGACGGGCGGAATGGCCAACATTGAAACCATTGATATCCCGACCCTCAACTTTGAGGAGTTCAGTGGCAGCTCGGCACCTCCGGCCGCCGCACCCCCCAACCTGGTGCCTTCCTTTGAGAACGTGGGCCCCGAGGTTGTGGGTGGAATGCGCAACTTCAATGCCGAGTCATACTCTGCCGCCCCGCAGATTAAGCACGTGTCGGACGATGCCATGATGCGGGAAAAGTATGAAATCCTGCGCAAGTTTGAGCGTCTGTCCAAGCTGGGTGTGCCGATGCGCAAGCGCTTCACGATGGATTCGTCCATGGAGGAGATGAAGATGGAGCTGGAGTTCATCAAGCGTGAGAAGTCCATGGATGCCACCATCAAGCAGTTCTCTGAGTGGTTCGTGACGGGCATGAGCGGTCTGGAGTACGGCTCCAAGAACATCCAGATGATGAAGGCGTTTGGTCTGCAGCTGGACGGTCTGTCGGAGGCGGCCCAGATGAACGTGGCGGACTTGGAGGACGACTTTGAGGAGCTCTACGACATGTACGGCGAAAACCTCAAGATGCACCCGATGGTCCGCATTCCTCTTCGCACCTGCATGATGGTGTACATGGTCCACCTGACCAACCAGATGGCTCGCAAGGCACCCATCCCGAACATTGATGATATCATGCGTCAGAATCCGGATATTGCCCGTAGTTTGGCCGCGGCTGCGATGCAGAACCAGACCCAGCAGATGCGTGCCCAGCCGTCTGTACCCCAGCAACAGGCCAACCCCCTGGCTGGACTCATGAGTTTCATGCAGCAGTCTCAGCCCCCGCCGCCGCCGCCGAACATGGCGCCGCGCGCGCCCCAGGAGACCAAGCCCGTACGTATCGGCGTGCGGAAGACTCCCCAAGCCGCGCCCGCACCGCAGCCCGTAGTGAACGCCGCCCCCGAGATGCGCCCGCCGCCGAGCATTGAAGAGCTCCTGAAGGATATCAAGCAGAACGCACCACCTGCCCCTAAGAAGCCGAACAACAAGGCCGGGTCCACGGGGAAGAACAGCGTGGTGATTCGCCTTTAATTCTGCGTCCAATATAAATGTCTGAAGCCATACAGAAGAAGGCAGCGGCACTGCTAAAGAAAATCAAACAGGCCGAGACCGACCTGGGTCGCACCAAACACGCACACGCCTGGACCAGCGACCCCAACCTGAAACGTATTAAGCCCCAGGACCACGCGGCTCACGTAGAGAAGCTCAAGAAGAAGGTTGCGGACCTGAATGAGAAGTATCGCAAGCTGGAAGAGAACTCTCGTACTCACGGTGGCACGCGGCGCCGTCACAGCCGTCGCCACCACACTCGTCGTCGTTAAATCTGCGTTTAGCATAAATGCCCAAGGGAGTCAAGAGGCTGGAACACGAGATACGGGACTGGCAGCACTACAAGAAAATGGGT